TGTGTTTTGCGGGACTCCTGAGCCCGATTTAGTCATGAAATATATGGATATGATATGGCACAATAGACTCGATGCAGACGGTTACCATCTTGTATTCAGCGATGACTCTGTAATAGCCACATACGTCGACGGCGACTGGCGCGTGTTCAATGCTGACATCTCGACTTGTGACGCATCTCACACCTCATCCTTGTTCACATTCCTGATGGACTTCTTTGATGCCCCAGAGAGTGTCAGAGACGTTCTGAACAAGCAAGTGATGGCTGACATTCGAGTCGGTGTCAAGAAAGCACCGCCTGTCTTCATGCGACCCCGAGGGTTCTACTTACAGTCAGGGAGTGTCATGACCACTTTGATCAATACTATTGCTCAATTAGTCATGTTCTCTTGCCTGTGTAGTCGAACGTACAACGTCGAAGCTGACATTATTAGAGCGGCTGCTGACACTGGCTATGTCATCACTCTTGAGAGGTGTATTCTATATGAGGATATCCAATTCTTGAAGATGTCACCCACTCGTTCCATTTCTGGTTCATATCATGCCTGTTTAAATTTAGGTGTTATATTACGTGCCAGCGGGACCTGCAGGGGCGATGTCCCAAAATTCCGTAAGCGGAGATGCCTAGAGGTTGACGCTCTACACTTCCAACATAACCTTATGTCTGGAATGTTGAATCGTATATACCATGAACATCTCAACTTATTGTCGCCATATGGAGTCGACCGCAGTGAATACAAACTCAAGATAGCTCAGGAATACGTTAATGCTATACGTTACATGACAGCTGGCCCATGCATTGCCTACAATGATGACATATACCGTCGATATCGTCTCACTACCTCTGAGATCGCCGAGCTCAATTACTTCTTCGCCAATACAAAATATGGTGATGTAGCTTACGGCACTAGTATAGACAAAATTTTGTCTAAAGATTACGGTTTAAGTTGTCCCTTAAAGGATTAATAGAATGTTAAATGTACCCTATTGATCCTCTGAACCATCAATAC